TGTCTAAAGGAGAATAATAATCAAATGATTGACTAGCTTGAGAAGCAGTATACCAAACACCTCCACCTTGAAAAGAACTTGTATAAGAGCCTGTTGTGCCTGATGTAAAACTAGCTGTAGTCCATGTTGTACTGCCTGAATAGTTTCTCCATAACCATGAAACACCATTAGTTGTAGGTGGGTTATTATAATAAAGACCAGTTCCCATTTCCCAAGACTCAGCTACAGCGTTAACTGCTAGAGTAGTAGTGTTTGATAAACCAGTAACATCAGCAGCAAATACTTTAAGATTAGCATCCCAAGAAGCAGTTTTCACTAATGTTGAAAAAGCATTTTGTATTTCACTGTTAGAAAATTGAACTAAAAATCTTGTTGCTTGAGGTAAATCACCATCAGTACGAAGACTACCAGTTATAAAATTAGTATTAGCCTCAATAATTTCATCTAACCCTGTATTTAAATCAGGATAAGCAGAATATAAGGTCGCGTCTTTAGAGGGAAATATTTGAATTACTGCCATTTTGTTATTATAAAGGTACTACTCTTCCTTGAATGTCTTGACTAGGATATTTAACTTCAAAAATCATAGGATCTAATGAAGGATATACTACATTGTTTTGAGTGGCTGCTGCCATATCATAAGCATATTGACTATATCCTAAACTTGTTCCTGTTAGATTTGTAAATGTTATATTTTTAACTGTTTGTACACCTTCAATAGCATCAAGTAATATATAAATATCTCTTAATATAATAGGTTGATTGATTTGCCATTTATCAATAGCAAAGTAATCTTGTAAAGCTAAAATACATTTTGTTAATACTTCATTACTGTTGTAATTAGGTAAAATAATAATATCAAAGTTTACACCAATATTAATAATAAAAGCATCTCTAACAGTTACAGTATCATTTACCATTCTATATTGAGAAAGATAAGTGATTATATTTTGTTTTAAAGCTGAAGAAGTAGTGGTTAATTGGTTATCAACATTATATGATAACACATATAAATCCAATACTGATTGAGACTCACCAGCTGAAATTGATTGGGCTTTAGTAGGCTCAATATATGCTTTAGAAACAACTCCATATTTAGCAGGCATTGAAAGTGTTCTAACTAAATAATCATTTTGAGTTACATTACGTAATTGAGTTGCAAAATTAGCAGATGAGTTTTGTCTAATTTCTTCTATTGTATCTCCATCTCCTCCACCGTCTGCGGCTTGAGGATTAGTAACCGCTAAACTATTAAATACATAATTGGCGGTACTGTTGTTAGTTTGAGGATTTAAGAAAGTAACAGTTGAGTTTAAACTTGTTAAACTATTTGCAGGTACGTTTGCGTCAACACCTCCACCTGTTAAGTATCTAACAGTTAATGTAGTGTTTGAAGGAGCAATACCATATGTTTTAGTAAATAAGAAGTTTTCAGGTGAATAAGCAGTTGTTAGTTTAGTTTTTTCAAACGGCAAACCAATACCTACATTATTAGGATTAGGTATAATTTGTTCATCTGTATCATTAGCTGTGCCAGCACCAAACTGTAACTGTAAAGTAGTTTTATCTAAAAAACGAGTAGCAAAACGTCTTTGTATTTTTTCTAATTTCAATAAATAAGGTGTATCACCTTGATATTGAGATAAATTAGGATCATTTGTATTAGTATTTTTAATTGAATTAAATACCATTTCTTGACCTAAATAATCTACTTCATACCAATTGTTTCCATCAGTGTCTACAACATCTAATATACCAACAATATTATTTCCTGTTATATCAACAGTTGAAAATTGAACAGGCACACCAAAACTAAAATCAGTACTATTAATAGTAGATGAAATAGATTTTCTAGTTTTCTTTAAAAGAAAATATAAAGGATTACCACTACTATCAATCTCATAAACTGTAACCTCTGTTGGGTCACCTGAACTTGATACTGAGAAGTCAATTGGGTCCTGAATTAGGAAAGTAATGTTTGGGTTTAAAACAGATGTTACTGTTGAGTTTTCAGGTACTAATAATGAGTAACTAAAATCAGGTACTATATTAGGGGCAGTACCAACAGCAGGGACCTGTTGATAAAAATCAAGATCAGAATTTGCTACTTGAGTTACATTAGGCTTGTAACCAAACATATAAGCTAACTCATACAAGTTATTAGTTTGGCGAGCATATTGTAAAAAGTTTTCTTGGACTTGGTTGTCCATGTAAAAAGATAAAACATCACCCACATAAGCAGCCATTTCCATAAACATCATACCTGGTGAGGTAGGACTAAAGTCTGTGTATGTTGTAGGGAAATAAGTTTTAGCATAGTCAACAAGACTAGCTCTTAATTCTGTAAAATCTTTATTTATGTATTGTATGTTTCTTCTAATAGCCATTATGTAAATGCGATGTTAATATTATCTGATATTCCAGTGTTTATTACATTGTATGTTAAAGATACATTAATTTGATTTGAATCAGGAATTGAATCAATAGACAAATTAGCTACAGCAACATTCGGGAAATATAAATTTAATTGAGACTGAATATCTTGTTTTAAAGCAGATACATTATTTTCTGCTATTTGTTGAAAAATAAAGGCTCGTAAATTACCACCAAAAGTAGGATTTAAATATCTTTCTGTTTTGTTTGTTAAAAAGAAATTAATTAAATTATTTTTGATAGCATCTTTAGTAGTATAAGTTGAACGAAATACAGCAGGAGCATTAAAAGGCAGAGCCACACCTACCGCTGTTCCGGGGGTGAGATCTACAGGGAATATTTTCTTTGCTCCAAATGCCATTATTTACCGTTCATTAAAGCCATAATTTGATCTAATCCTACATTACCTTCAGGTAAAGCACCATTAATAGTATCAGCGTTTCCTGGATTGAAATTACCAGCATAAGCAGAGTTAGCTGGTTTACCTAATTGCATTTCTTCTAACATACCACCAAACATTGCTTGTCTTTCAGCTGGTGTTAATTTTTTAGGTGATTCAAGATGAGGTTGAGCATAAGTGTCTCTAACCGACTCCGTAACAATTGTCTTAGGAGCACGAACAGCTTCCAATAGAATATCTTTCAATTCTTCTTGAATAGCTTCCTTTACTGCTTCTTTGATCATTTTTTTAAAATCTGATGGTTTCATTGTTTATAAATATTAAATGTTTCTAGTTTCTATAAAAATCCATTTACTACCATCCCAATCATATACATCTTCAACAAAACCATTATCTCGAACATCATATCCTTTTTCACCAACATATTTACCTAAATAACCTAAAGGAGTAGGATCACCTGTAGGGGTTGTTGTTGTAGGAGAAGTGGTGGATGGTAATTCAATAGTTGTAGAGGTTATAGAGATCACAGATTGTGGTGGTGGTATCTCTGCAAATAAATTATTGTTATCAATTATTAGTTTTAACTCATTAATTAATGTTAAATCATTTGTTGTAAATGATAAATCACTAGCTACCAATTTGATACCTTGAGAATTTTTACCAATTGCTCTTCTACGGTTAACTGTAGGAGTAAAAGGTACTATTTCAATCTCAATTATGAATCCTTTATAAGTTGTTTGGTTTTGTGTCTGGTTAGCTTGTCTTTGTGAGTCTGCTATACTATTAATTTCTGGGGTTGTAGGTATTAAATTAGAAAATTTATCACAAGATAAAATAAAAGCATCGATTAATGATAAGGTATTAACAGCTGTTAAAACATATGAACCAACAATAGAAATAGATAAAGCTGAACTACTTATTACTCCTTGTAATTTAGCTAATTTAGAATTACCATATTGGTCAAATGTTGTTTTTCTAATAAATGTTTGAATATCATTTAAAGCAGCAGGTACAGCTCCAGGTACAGTAGGTAAAAATTTAGAAGCAGTAGACACACCAACAGCGGCTATATCTACAGCTGTTAGAATAGGAATAATAACACCTAAAAAATTAGATATACCAGTTATAGCTGTTCCTGTTTGATTTATTCTTACACCTATATTATTTAATTGATCAGTAATATTGTTTCTTTGATCAATTAATTCAAGTAAATTCACTCCTACAGGACACACATTAGGATCTTGAATGTATTTATTAATTAAATTTTCTAAAGAAGGTTGTATGATCTGAGGGATTTGAGAACCTAAAGTGAATAAAATTGAAGATAACTTAGCAGCTCCTTTAGGTTTTTGATCTTCAGGAGTTGATTTTTGAATTTGATTTGTTTCCACAGATTTTTGATTAGCCGATAAAGTTTGTTTTTCAGCGGCTGCTGCTTCTTCTTGTCTTTGTTGTTCTAATTCAATAGGAGTAGCCATTATACTGTGTAGTTATATTTAGATTTTAAGTTATTTAAATTAGATTGTAAAGAATCTAACACACCATTCAATTGTAAAGCAGCAGTGTTTAAAGGAGCTAAAGGAGTACCTGGAGGGGTAGAAACTAAAGTGGAACAAATAGTAGAGAATGCTTGAATATTTTCTATTAATTGATTTAGTAAGTTTACTGTTTGATTACCTAATAATAAAGGTTCATTAGCATTTTTAGAACCTAAAAATATATTTTGAGATTGAATAGTTACTGTAGGTGTATCAATGTTAAGTCCTAAAATAGCATTTAAATTTATAGTTTTATTAGAACTTAATAAAATATGATCTAATGATGAATTAAATACTAATCGACCTGAAGAGATTATGATTTGTTTTCCAACATATTGATTGGGTTGTTCAGGTGCATTATTTTTATAACTAAAGTAATTTGAACTAGCTGTTTTTAAAGGTATTTTTTAAAGCATCAGGTATAATTCCTGCTATTTTTCTTTTATTAGTAGAACCAAATCGTATACTATTACCCCATCTACCTTCATAAATTATATCACCTTCAAAAGGTAATAATGGATGGATATTTGAACGTTCTATAAAAGTATTACCTAAATCTATTTCTGTGGATTGGTCTGTTACTCTTCTAACATTACCTGCTTGTGTTTGAATATAATCTTTTTGTTGAGATTGAGGTAATTTTTCTGGGTTTGAAGGAAAAGCATTATGGTGTGGATGATTCCATAATGAGGCAGGACAAATATAATAATCTGAAGTATTGGTTGTTATACCTCCTTTATCAGGGGTACCATTTAAACTAGTATCAGGTAAAGTTACAATCCAAATAATTTCTTCTAAGACAGGTAATTGTTTTATATTACTAAAATAAGGTCTAGCAAAAGCTGTTTTAGAAGCTGGTAGTGTTATATCTTGATACTCAATTACACCTAAGGCATTCCATTCACCAAATTTTTTAAATTTAGGATGATTATTATCTAAAATA